CTTAGATACAAGCTCCTTCCATTTCCAGCACCGAGTTCTTCTTTCGAAGAAACAGTGCTCTGATGTAAGGAACTCGCCACCGTAGTCATCAATCCCGCTATCCGGCGTTCCCTTGTAGGGACGATGGAAGCGGAAGTGACGCGGTATTAGACTTAACACAAAGGGTCTAACACCGTCGAAGAAAGCCTCAGATCGAGGGTTTCTTCTACTAAGGTTGAGAAACTTGAACAAGTCTTGGATTGAACCAAGTTCATGGTCAAGAGTGTACGGACGAACGTCCTCTCCGTGGAACCAGTCGGCCCCGCAAGACTCCCTGAAGGGACCTTCAAAGAAGGTCTTATCAGTATTTGTGCTGAAACCCAAGTAACGAAGTAACTGTTGCAAGGGTCTAAAATATTGCTTACGTATGACGATGTCGTCGCCGTAGACTCGATAATCGAGTCCAGGCTTACCGGCACCAACAGCGTGGCAAGCAGCAGCAAATATAAGAGTTTGAAGGGGGAAACAGAAGCCGTTGCCCATAGAGCAGAACTTATTATAGGTGTATTTCGCACCTTTATAAGTGAACTCTTTTGATCGGATGCTATCCATAAGATAGAACCAATCCGGGGAGAACAGGTCCCGTACAGGCTCAGTACAAACGCTATCGCTAGCGCTGGACTGATCTACTGTACAAAACCCGAACTCTTCGTCAAAAGAACCCTCTCGGGCCATTCGACGATTCGGCTCTTGGTCAGTTAGGTCCAGGCCAATTCTCTTAAGCTTCCGCCTAAGATTATTCCCTGTACCTGTCTGAACAAAGCCGTTTCCCAACGACTCGACGGCAATAGGTCTTCCGACCCTTGTCGTCTTCCACACGAACTCAATTTTGTTATGTCTTACAACTTCCACTTTTTCTAAGAAGTCCCGAAATGGGTCTAAATAGAGAAGACCGTGGGGCACATCACCTCGATGACCGGGATAAATAACCTCCCTAATCTGGGCGTGTGACATCACAGCTCCGTAGAAGTAAGTAAGCGCGCCAGGCGTTACGGTCCAAGTTTCGCTAAGAAGTTTCCTAGCGAAGTTGGTAGCATCTCCGTGTACGCCCAAACTGGCACCAGGTCCAAAGCCACAATCAGCAAAGATTTCCGCCATGTTAGGGGCATCACCGATGACATATCGGATGAAGTTTCTCATGTTGGTTATCTCTGCCTCGAAAGGCGCCGCTTTCCCCTCACGGGTACGGCGGAGCTTGAAGCGCATGTTGATTCGGGCGCATTTGCGCTCGACCTTCATGAACTTCTTAAACGCGTTCTCGATAGGGTCTGTTTTGCTAAGACTCACCGGGAACGGGTACTTTCGAATGATTGAGGCAAACTGATTTGCAACAAAATGCTCTGTTGCGTTGTCATACATCTGTGACGACAAAAAATCAGCCATATCTAACAACTGTGGTACATCCTGGCGTTGCACAATTTCCGCAACGACAGAAGTATACCCGTAGTTAGAGTGGACCTCACATAGTTTGGTGAGAATCGCAAAGTAATTACTGAGCGAATCTCTCTGCAGACTCTTTGACAATCTTTTCGATTGCAGTAAGAGGGAAGGTTTCATTACGGAACACTCCTTGTTGAGCTGGCAGTAATGCCAGTATTGCGATGATGGCCGTCAGTATGACGGTAATAAGACCGATCAGCTTCATAATTAGAAGTTGATCTGTTGCGACTTGACGTGGCTCTTGAAAGTAGCCGACGCCAGGAACGCACCGAAGTCGTTCAGCATCGCATCAACGTCTGCAGACGCGTAACCAACGGGAACGCTAACGTTCACGTCGACGATGGCATCACCCGTGAGGGTTTTGGCATTCGTCAGAGTGAGCGTACGCGTAAGCTTGGCGTTCGTCCGACCGACACCGGAAAATACGGCGGTAACCTTGGGACTGACACGACGAAGGACAACATCGTCCTTCACCGAAACAGTTTTGAGGGTACCAATGTATCCAACAGCATTTTGCTGAAAGGAATCGCCGGTATAGGTCTTGGCATTGATGGAAAGGGACATAGGATTTTCCTATAAAAGGTTGCGGCAAAATTGCCAGACTAACGTCTTAACTGAAGTTTCTGCACCACAAGTGCAGCGGCATCGGCAGACCTTATGAGCGTATCAAATTTAAAATCAGATTTGATAAGCACTGACGGGGCTGAGATACCGGGGGACCGTACTACACCACTGTAATATGCATTACAAGTGGCCCTCTCTGGAACACGTACCATTTCGTGATCGGTGGAATTGGCTACTCGCCAATTTTCAGCCGAGAACGCATAGTGCGTATTCCTTCTGAGTGTAGTACAAGTCCCGAGCTGGTTTAGATTACCAGTCGGCATTATCGCGTACAGGAAATCGCCAATATTGACGAACCAGTCCACGACAAACGAGTATGGGAGTAACTCCCATGGAAGACCTGCGAGACCCTTATTGGAAAAACCAATATTGGAACCGAAGGAAGCTTCATACTCATCAAGGCTAATACAACGAGCTAGAATCTTCTCTGTAACAACCAGAGTATGATCATAGTTCATTGAAGCAGCGAAACCTTTCTGGGTAACGAATGTGCGCGTTGTTTGCACACTCGCCTCCCCACGAGAGGTGCTGCGGACCTTGCCGACAGCTTTCAACATGCCTTTCCTGATTGCCTCTACGTCATTCATTAATGGCTTTAGGCCATAACGATAGAGAAGCCACGCGGAGCCCGCTGCCTGAGCACGTGCAATTAGTTCCTTATTAGAACCAAGGAATTTTTGTACGTTTTTCAGAGCAGAGTGCATCATCCCTGCGGTCAACCGAAGTTGCGCAAGAGACTCATACAGATTCGCATCTGGATGAGTACCACGTTTTGCTTCACAAGCAGTAGAAGCCTGGACTACTAGGTCGCGTAGAGCTCCTGTCTCCAAAATCGGAGTAGGAGTTACAATGGTACCGTCTGGCCACACTGTAAACAGTGTGTCGAAGCCAGATAGGACCCGTCCCGAAGTTGCATTGCCGTTTATTTTAAAACGCCATGCGGTTTTGAAAGAGGTAGGCGGAGTACATAGGGGAGATAGCTTGTTACGCGTCTCCCCAATGTCCTTGCCTTCACCTCGATCTACACTAACGAAATCAGATCGGAGAGGGTTAAAGAAAACCTCCCCTTTCTTAATTCGTGAGTGAAACTTCGGTACGACCTCGTCAACCATGGATTTGTACATCCCAATTTGTTTCGAGAAGCTCGCTGAATAAAATGTACTCCAAGCCGGCGTGCCAAGGCACGTAGGCAAAGTGTACGTTTCAAACAGATAGCTGCCCGAATCTTGAGACGTATAGTCCTGTTTGCGAGGGCGTGACATTACGACCCTCCAGGGAACGGCCCAGCCGTTGTCCGATCCGTCACTTCCAACTCATCAGTCACCGTGTCGCTTGACTTGGGGGTATCGTTCCAGTAAGGAACGATTTCCCAAGGCAAGTCGCGGGGATCGATGAACTTTTTGAAGTCTTCATCCTCCATACCTAGTGCATTGGCGAGACGGGACGCACACCCCAGAATTTCCGGGAGTGTTTGTCCAATCAGGTCACTACTGTCAGCCTCGGGTAGTTCGGCATGCTCGGAATAGATCCGGCGCATGGAACGAACAGCCTCAACGGCGGCAATGATGGCTTGGTCGACAATATACGAAGGTACAGGCATGATAGACTCCTTAAAGTGGAAGTGGACG